AGCCTAGTAAAAAGTTTTATTAGGATTGGTGCTGGTGTTGGACTAGTACTAGCCGGTATGGCATTTAGTACACACAATGGCAACCTTTGGCCTGATATTGCTTATTGGTTAAAATTTGCTGGTGCTGGTCTTGTACTTGCTGAAGTGTTAGGAATCTTAGAAGAGATTGTATAATGGCAGATTTTGCTCAACATGATTTTAGTAAGACAGTAGAAAAGAAGTTTTATTACTCTGAAATATTTCATAGTATTCAAGGTGAAGGACATTACACAGGTGTTCCTACTGCTTGGATTAGATTCTTTCTATGTAACTTACAATGTAACGGGTTTGGACAAATAGATCCTACTAATCCTGATACATATGAATTACCATTTGAAGACTTTGATGTTGATTCTGTAAAGCGAGTTGAAGACTTACCTGTATGGGATAAAGGTTGTGATAGTTCTTATACTTGGGCAAAGAAATTTAAACAACTAATGGGACAAGAAACTCCAAGTGCTATGGCGAATAAAATTGTCGATGTATTAAGGAATGACAGTAACCCAGAAGGATTGTTTGAACATCCTATAAGTAAAATGAAACAACACTTATGTTTTACAGGTGGAGAGCCGTTAATGGTTACAGGACAAACAGCAAGTGTTGGTATATACAAAGAATTAGAAAGACAAGGTAATCTACCAAGTTCAATGACATTTGAAACAAATGGTACACAAAAATTAAGAGAACCATTTATTGAATGGGCTAGTAGTATACCAGAAGAAGTTTTCTTTTCTTGTAGTCCTAAACTGTTTACAGTATCAGGAGAAAAACCTGAAAAAGCAATTAGACCTGAGATAGTAGCAGAATATACAAAAGCTTCTAACAAAGGACAATTAAAATTCGTTGTTGGCTCTGCCGATAGAGAGTGGGACGAAATGGAATCTGCTGTTGAGAAATTTAGATCAGCAGGTGTTAACTGGCCTGTGTGGGTTATGCCTACTGGTGCTAGAGAAGAAGAACAAACTGCCGGCGCTGGTAAAGTGGCGGAAAAGGCATTTAAAAGAGGATATAATGTGGCGGCGAGAGTACACATTTATCTATTTGGTAATGCTATAGGAACTTAAATTATGGACTTGAGAACTATTTGGTATTCGGCTGAACAGATCGCTTTAAAATTTAGTAAACAAGAGTTTTTAATAAAGACAGCTGAATTACTAATCAAAATACTACATACAATAATTTTATTTGTTTTATGTGTATGTATTTTTACATACCTTGTATTTGAATCTTGCTATAAGATGATAAGAGATAAGGCAAAAACAAAAGTAGAAGAAGACGAACCAATGGAGCATGAACCGTTGCCATATAAAATAAAAGGCAAACACGAATTAGACGGTGACCCTGAGTTCGTTAAACGATTAAGAGACAAAGGAATATAGGAGAAGTTATGGAGAACCCATTTAAAAAACTTTTTGGTAAAGAAAGTAAAGCAAAGACTAAAAAAGAACACAAGTCTGACAAAGAACTTGCTACCGAAAAAGAATTGCCCTATGTTAACGTAATTGGATTTGACTTAGATAAAGGAAATCCAAGTCAAGGTGCTTTTGAACTAGATTGGAACATTTATTTTATAAACCAATTAAGGGGAGAAGGCTACCAAGGTAAAACAGATGAAGATGTTGTAGACAATTGGTTTCAAAAAGTATGTAAAAATGTAGCTTTAGAAACTTGGGAAAACTATGACGCTGATCCTGAAAATAGATCTACTGTTAACAAGGTAAAACGTGATGATGGCAAAACTGAGATTAGTTAATGTTTTTTCTTAATTTTGGAAATGGACAACCCGGCGGTGTAGGTACTGTAACAGATTACAGGACTGCTGACGAAGATGGTGCTTGGGTAGGAATGGAACGTTATGTACACCCCACAGATGCTCAATACTCATGGATAAATAGATTAGCTGAGCTTTATTCAGCTAGAACTAAAAACTTCTGTAGACACGAAGCAACTACAGACAGAATCTTACAAGAAGTTAGAGAAAATTTAAACTTATACGACTTTGATCAATGTTATATCTTTATAGCTTTATCTGGAGTAAAACCTAGATTGTTTCCTATATATGGAGACTGGGGAAGTGCTAAAGATAGCCACTGGAGTAAGTATTACGACTACCATGGCTTAGAATGTAGAATGGATGGTACTGACTTTGATTACGAAAAAGGTCGTGAATTGATTTTTAATGTACTAAAAACTAACGGCGTTAAAAAAGGTGATACTACATTTGAATCTTTTGTTGATCTAAAGTTTAGAGGGTTCTTAAATGAACAAGGTTTAAACTTAGATGATACAGACAATCCTTTGAATTCATTCCATCCTGATAATGCTATCTATACTGACATTATTAACGAATGGTTAAAAAGAAAAGAAGTTGAATACTTAAACGAATGTGAAAAAATAGATAATCTGCCTCCATCAGGTGAGAGGCATGAATGGTATCAAGACGAGCTTAACGAAACTTTAAAAGTAATTAAAGAGTCAGATCATAAGTTTTTCTTTTATTGGGCAGACGATTTGCCTGGGGAAGGACACATACCAGAACAGGTTGGTTTGGGCGATTTGGACGATAAGGTAAAAATTGATCAACCTAATGTATATTGGTTTTGGGGGATTAGTATGTCAAACTACTTCAAAAAAATGAATATATCTCCTAGATTTTTAAACTACTATCAACAAGAATCTCATTTTGACTTTTACAAATATATGAGAAATAAGTTGACAGATTCTAAATTGATGCTATAATAATAGTATAACAAAATTAAAGAGGATAAGAATGAAATACTTAATCGTAGATACTGCTAACACATTTTTCCGTGCTAGGCACGTTGCCTTTCGTGGTGCTGACTTAGACGAAAAAGTTGGCCTTGCTATTCATATTACTATGAATAGTGTTAATAAAGTATTCCGTAAATTTGAGGCAGATCATGTAGTGTTTTGTTTAGAAGGTCGTAGTTGGCGTAAAGATTTCTATGAGCCTTATAAGAAAAACCGTGTAGTAGCACGTCAGGCACTCACTGAAACAGAACAAGAAGAAGATAAAGTATTTTGGGAAACATATGATGACCTTACAACTTTCTTAAAGAACAAAAGTAATTGTACAGTTATTCGTAATGAAATAGCAGAAGCAGATGATTTAATTGCTAGGTTTATACACCAACACCCAGATGATGAACATTATGTTATTAGTAGTGATACAGACTTTCATCAACTGTTAGATAACAACGTACATCAGTACAATGGTATTACAAATGAATTACATACAATTGAAGGCATATTCGACGACAAAGGTAAGGCTGTAATAGATAAGAAAACAAAAGAACCTAAAGCAATACCTGACCCTAAATGGTTACTATTTGAGAAATGTATGAGAGGCGATACTAGTGATAATGTCTTTAGTGCTTTCCCTGGTGTTCGTAAAAAAGGTACAAAAAATAAAGTAGGATTACTAGAAGCTTTTGAAGATAAAGATCGTAAAGGCTTTAATTGGAATAACATGATGCTACAACGTTGGGTAGATCACAACGAAGTAGAACACAGAGTACTAGACGATTATCAACGTAATGTTACGTTAATTGATCTTACAGCTCAACCAGAAGAGATTAAAGACTACATCGATGAAACTATTACATCAATTGATGTTAAGTCTAATCCTATGGTAGGAGCCCAATTCTTAAAATTCTGTGGCAAGTATGACTTACAAAAGATTAGTGATCACATAGAAAGCTATGCTCACTTCTTACAATCGAGTTACAAGGAATAGACATGACAGTTAAACTCAAAACAATTATTAAGAATAACTTTTGGATTATGGAAGAAGACGGAACCAAAGTAGGTACTGTAAACAAAATGGATCAAAAGAACTATCAAATTTTTAGCAGACATTCTGATCGCCCTGTAAAATATACAATGAATGACATCATTACTAGATGGGGTGAAGATTGTTTTAAGGACCCGGTTCAAGTAGATGTAGCTCAAAACATTACCAAAGAAGGTAAACAGTATATGCTATTTGGATACCCATGTGCTAATAAGCCTACAAATGAAATGTATGATGTACAACGAAAGTTACCGTTATATACTAAAAATAATAAATCAAATAGTGTTCATTCAGCAGGATATTATATTGTAGAATATCCAAGTAACGGTTGGACTAGAAGTTTTTGTCCTAAACTAGTAACACTAGAACGTTATTCATATCAAGGACCTTTTAAAACAAAAGCCGATATGGCATTGGCACTTAAACAAAGTAGAGTTAAATGAGTATTCACTTAGAAAATTTTAGAGCATTAGTACAAGCAAACCAACAAAAAAGCCTGTCTACGACGACCTTAGAGACCTCTACAGCGTCGAATGTTGTCCATAGTATCACACAACTTCAGAATAAACTTATAGAAGTACAAGACCAACTGATACAAGCTCAACGTAAAATTATTGAGCAACAAACTGTTGAAGTTGAAATGGATGGCGACAATTGGTCGACTTAAACACCCATATAAAAACCATTAACTACTCATAGAAAGAAGATAAATACTCATAGAACAGGAGTATCAAAGTGAGTAGACCTAAACCAGTAATACTGTTGGAAAAGACAGATAACAAAAGTTACCAAACAGACCAAGTCTTAGCAAGTGAAGGTATATGGGCTGTATATTACGAGGACCGTCCGATCAACTTGAAAACATTTAATATGTTGGTAAGTTATCCAGGACCTAAGTATAAGAAAGTTTCATTTTCCAATCCAGGCCATGCTATCAACCTAGCAAAAAAATTAAATTCTAAATATGCTACTGATAGATTTACTGTAGTTAAACTAGACCGTGGCGAAAACGTTCCCCTCTAATAAAATTGAGATTACAAACTCTCTCGTAAAACATCTTGGCAACATTACCAAAGAAGAAGCAATATCCACTTGGTGGCGTAACACTAGAGTACATTCAGGTTTACGATTAACAGAAGAAGGCTTTAAAGCATTTACTCAGCAACTGTTCGTTAAGCGATACTCAATATCCATACAAGAATCAGTAAAGGCAATAAAACATAATCCTAGGTTATTATTACAACTAGATCATCACATAACTTGCCCTTACTACTTTCCCCCTAGAAAACAATCTATAATCGTATTTGGCGAACAAGAAGCTAATATGATTTCTCTATATAATGGTGATCTCAAATTATATATGGCTAATACCGACGCTTGGTATTAATCTGGTTGACAAACACCACTAGATATAGTATACTGTACACATAATAAGACACTACATCTAGTGTCATAACACAGGAGAAAAACACATGAATACACTTTTTATTAAGAGATTGGCTATTAATTTTGGCATTGTAATTGGATCTATGGCTGTAATAATGCTATTATTCTTAGGAGGAGAATACTTCTTTTCCAATGGACCGTTTGGAATAATGGCTGGTTTGGTAGTATATTTGTTATATTGGCTTGTAGATATGAGCTATTTTCAGGCAAAATCTGAGTACCACGATAAGCAATATGACGAGATCTCCAAGAAACATGGCATAAAATAAGGCAAAAAAAAGATGAAAAAAAGACGTCTTTTTGGTTGACTTTTGGCCTTATGATGCTATACTATATGTATAAGTTAGAAAAAGATGAGTAATAATTTAAACAACGAAACGGAGAAAAATATGTCCTCAACAATAACAGAACACCGTACCGTAACTTCAGAAGGAGCTCGTAGGAGCATTGTAAAGGCGTTTGCTAAAAAACGTCCTATCTTCCTTTGGGGTCCTCCAGGTATTGGTAAATCAGAACTAGCACAAGGTATTACAGATTCAGGTGATATTGGTAACGCCTTGCTAATCGATCTACGTATGGCACTAATGGAGCCTACAGATATTAAAGGTATTCCTTTTTATAATAAAGAAACAGGTACAATGGACTGGGCACCACCAGTTGATTTGCCAACTGAAGAACTTGCTAAACAATATGACACCATTGTTGTATTTTTAGATGAGCTTAACTCTGCTCCTCCAAGTACACAGGCGGCGGCCTACCAACTAGTTCTTAACCGTAAGGTAGGTAATTATACATTGCCTGATAACGTTGTTATTATCGCGGCTGGTAACCGTGAAACTGATAAAGGTGTTACTTACAGAATGCCGGCACCATTGGCTAACAGATTCCTACATTTGGAAATGAGAGTTGATTACGAAAGCTGGTTAGACTGGGCTGTTAACAATAATATCCATTCAGATGTTATTGGACACATTACAGTTCATAAACAAGATTTATATGACTTTGATCCAAAAGGGTCAAGTCGATCATTTGCTACTCCACGTTCGTGGACATTTGTTTCAGAGCTAATCGACGATGACGATTTAGATGATGAAACATTTACTGATTTAGTTTCAGGTGCTGTTGGCGAAGGTATTGCTGTTAAGTTTATGGCAACTAGGAAGGCTAGAAATAAACTTCCAAACCCAACTGAAATACTTGAAGGTAAAATTAAAACACTAGATGCTCAAGTTGAAATGAGCGGTAGGTATTCACTTACTATGTCAATGTGTTATGAACTACGTGAAAAAGCTGAAAAGAATAAAGCTGGATCACAGAAGTATGTTGAAAACTTCTTAAGGTTTATGATGGATAACTTTGATGCTGAACTTACAGTAATGGGAGCTCAGACTGCCATTGTAAGATATGGTATAGCGGTTAAGCCAAAAGAACTTAAGAGCTTTAACGAGTTCCATGAACGTTTTGGCAAGTATATTAGAAAAGCTCGTTCATTAGATTCGTAGGACTAGGTCCTACCTTTTGAAAGGTTAAATAATAATATGAGCCACTTCAAACAATTAAACTTTCCGAAATTTGACCTAGCTAAGGCTTGGTTGGATACCACAGACTTGACCTTTGGGAGAGAGGACACTCCTGAGGGTCAGGTTTGTATTA